GAACTTAAAGAACTTGATGACTGTACACCACATGATTTGCAACTGGAGATTCGCAGTTTAGATTGTACTCAGGAAAGAGCGCATGAAATCAAAAGGTATGCATACGATGCAAGTAGGAAGTTTTACTATGAAGATGATGGTGGTCTTGCATGGAAAAAAGTAGCTGAAGCAGTAGAAGATTTATGGGGAGATTATGTACATTTTCACACTAACGATAAGTTTTAATTATGGCGAGACCAACGAAGTACACAGAGAAGCTTGAGCAAAGAATGCTAGAAGAGATAGCTTCAGGTAGAAGTGTCATCAGTTTATGTAGAGAAGAAGACTGGACACCGAATGCTGATACGTGGTACAGATGGATGTATAAGGTAGATGGGTTATCCGATAGATACACGCGCGCGAAATCAATCAGCTCCGAATATCATGCTGACCAAATCTTAGCTATTGCAGATGAGGCAGACAATCAGACATTTCAGGTTGCACGCTTACAGATAGATGCAAGGAAGTGGGTGGCCAGTAAGCTCGTACCTAACAAGTATGGTGAGAAGTCACAGATAGACCACACAAGCTCAGACGAATCCATGAAAGCTCCTACTGTTATTAAATTAGTTAGCAAGGTCGAAGAATGAGCGGACTGCTAGATATAATTCTTGGAGGTGTGACAAGAGCAACACCTGAAGAAGAAGCATCTCTGTTTAATTACCACGATGCTTATGGAGAGGTAAAAGGTGATAAGGCTTATATCAATGAAGCAAAATTAAAGGCTGAAGGAAGTACAGGTGACTTCGTTGGTGACATGATGTTTGGTGAAGCTCTGCATAACTTAGATAAGACATCTCCATATTGGTATAACAGATTAAGAACTGCCGCACAGGTAGATGATGAGGTTATGCAATGGAAGGATGACTCATATAAACATGTTACTCAGGCAATGCCAATAGCAGGTGAATCAAGACCTAAAGAACAATGGTGGGATGTCAGTAGATTTGACCAAGTAGTAGGTGGATATTTGTTAGGTGGTAAAGATGCAAATGTACATACAATGAGAGGTTGGGAAAAGATGCCATTTGGCACAACCTTTAGAAAAGAATTAGAAGCATTTAAAAAGGCTCTAGGTCGATGAGTAATACAGTTAAAATTCTAATAGCACTCGGACTCCTAGCGTTCATTATTGTAATGTTTATTGGTGTTGATGCTTTGATGTGTGAACCACCATGTGTCTAGATGAAGGAGATGACAGAAGGAGAGCGCAGTATGATGAGGTTCAGATTCTGCGCACTCGGAATTTATTTATTAATTTGCTTCTATGATTTTCTGTTCACTCCCATATGGTGGGGTCTGAATCGCCCTGATATAAGTGAATTTATGAAGATAATGGCAACAGTTGAAGACCCATTAATTAGACAACAGCTTATGATTAAATTAACTGGACAGCACAGTCCTTTTACGCTTCTCGGAGGAGGATTGTTTCACCTGACATTCCTGTCTATTTTAACAGCGAGTGTTTGGAAGAAATGATTGAAGCAGAGATACAGCTCCCGGACAAACTAATCCCAGTCTTTGAAGGAACAGCGCGAATTAGGTCATGCTACGGCGGCAGAGGGAGTGGAAAGACCACCAGTTTTGCTTTAATGACAGCAGTCTTTGGTTATCGTTGGGGAAAGTCAGGAGTGAGAGGCACAATACTCTGTGGTCGTGAGTTTATGAACTCCCTTAGTGAGTCATCTATGGCTGAGATTAAATCTGCGATTCTGAGCGTTGATTGGTTAGCAGACTACTATGAGATAGGTGAGAAGTTTATCAGGTCAAAGGATGGCAATATAACGTACACATTCGCAGGTCTGAGACGTTCATTAGATAGTATCAAGTCACAGTCTCGCATCCTCATAGCTTGGGTAGATGAAGCAGAACAAGTAAGCGGCAGAGCATGGGATTTACTATTGCCTACAGTACGTGAAGAAGACAAGAGCATAGGTTTTTCATCAGAGGTGTGGGTCACATGGAATCCTGAGTCAAAGTACAGCGCAACACATGAAAGATTTAGACAAAGTTTTCCTTCAGATTGTAAGATAGTGCAAATGAACTACTACGACAACCCTTGGTTTCCTGATGTACTTGAAGCTCAAAGATTAGAAGACAAAGAGAAGAGACCTGACCAATACGAATGGATTTGGGAAGGCGGCTTCTTAGTCTTTACCGAAGGAAGTTACTACGCTAGTGAATTACGCAGAGCCAAGGATGAAGACAGATTAACTAAGGTCAGATACGACAGGTCAAAAGGTGTAATCACAAGTTGGGATTTAGGTGTGGGCGATTCAACAGCAATCGTATTCTCACAATTCATAGGAGCTGAGGTTCACATCATCGACTACTATGAAGCATCAGGTGCAGGTCTAGAGCATTACGTTAAGGTGTTGCAGTCTAAGCCTTATGTCTATGACCAACACATATTCCCACATGATGTCAGAGTCAGAGAACTAGGTTCAGGTAAGAGTAGGATTGAGATGCTAGAAGACCTTGGAATACATAACATTGAGATAGCTCCACAGTTACTGATTGATGATGGCATACAACAGGTCAGAACTCTACTTGATAAGTGCTACTTCGATGAAGAGAAAACTGAGAAACTTTGGGATGCTCTAAATAATTACTCACGTGATTGGGATGAAAATGGTAAAACATGGAGAATGCGGCCCAAACACGATTGGTCAAGTCATGCGGCAGACTCGATGAGGTATCTTGCTGTAGGCTATCAACCATGGATTGAGAACTGGGATAAGCCAATAAGACGTAACTTGCAAGGAGTTGTATGAGATTAAATAGAGGCCTACTCGATGATGTAGAAAAAAAAGACCCTGTTAAATTAGACAATCTACTTGGTAATGCTTGGGAAGGTGTCTCTGAGTTTTTTACTGGTCTATTGGATGTTGACCCTGAGCTTCAAGCTAGGAGAGATGCAGATGCTAAAGAACTCTATGACCTAAGAGCAGAGAGTCCATTCTTTCAATTCTTTGGTTGGGGAGATGGCAATGATGAACGCTCTGATACCGATTGGATAGCGAACTTTCCGAAAAATGTAGGTTCTATGTACAGAGATACAGCAACGATGGCAACTAATCCTGCACCAACTACTGAAGCTTTATCTAGTTTAGCGGCAGGTGGCGCACTTAACTTAACACCATTAGGTGACATGCTTGGAGAGAATGTTGGAGTAGAGCAACGTGCTATGGCTAATGAATTTGGTGAGATGGTTTCAACAACGTTTGGCTCATGGGAAGAATTTGAGAAAGCGGTTATTCGAAATCCTGCGGATGCTTTATCAATATTAGTTGGTGGTGGTGTAGCATTAAACTCTACAAGAAAAGTAGCAGGCCCATTGCTATCTAAAGGAGTAGAAAACCTCGAGCTACAAACCTCTAGAATGATGGATAAGGTGATAGACTTTGGACAGACAGTTGATGATATGTACAGACAAAACATGGGCATGACGAGATTGATTGGTTATCAAGGCAATAGCGTAGGTGCAATCTTCAGAGAATTAGACATGAACAAAGCAGGCTCTAACATGGGAACTCATGTAGAAGGTCATGGCCAGTACATTAGTGGGCAAAGGAGTACAGGTAGATTCTTTGCTAAGATGGATGCTGATATGCTCGAAAATTTTGAAAGAATTATGAAACTAGAGACAGACCCATTCATAAGAGAGATATACGACAGGGCCGCAAGTGGATATATGCCTGCAACTATTCGTGACGATATGATGGCCACATTAAAAGACCCTGTTAAGATGGATAAATTAAACAAAACATTAAATGATATAGAGTTTGAATATGACAATGCTTCAAGCCAATTGTATGAGATAGAATTAGATGCTAAAGCTGTGTCTACTTTTATTAATCGTGAAGGAACAAAAAAACAACAAACAAAGGCTGTACAAGCTGAGTATAAGAGACTAGGTCTTGGTAATGATGCAACAGGTTCACAACTATACTCAACTATCAGGAATCAAATGATAGACGAGCTTAAAACGCGACCCGGCATATCTATTTTAGAAATGACAAGAGAAGCTGAGAAGCTTGCATCAGAGTATTTGAGCGCGCAAGGTATTAAAGGTATGCATTTTCAAGATAGAGTAGCCACGAAGGGTATCAATATGACACCTGATGAAATTAAGAATGCAGGGTCTGACCTCAGAAACTATTTGATTTACGATACTAGCATTAGTAAAGTTTTAAAACGTCAAGACATTGATATAGATGTAAACACACCGGCGAAAGAGGGAACATTATTGCCTATAATAACTGACCCATTAGACCCTAGGTTCTCGTCAAGAGTGACTGAAAAAAGAGCTTTAGAAGAAGGTACATTTGATGAAGGTGGCACAATCCTTGTAGGTGATAATAGAATTATTGTTCCTAACATTGACCTCCGACAGCTCGAAGGATACCCATTCATTGCTAGTTATGCTGACTTATCACGTGCAGGAGGTTACTTAACGCATGTTAATGGCACAAAGTTTCCTAACCCAGTCAAGCAAGCAGGTGGCCAAGATTTCATGTTTATTCCGGAGAATATTGACAGAAACATATTATGGGCATCAAAAGATACTGCTATAACAGGACTGATTAGACAAGCGGCAGAGATGAAACACATTACTGGTAAAGACCCACTATATTTACCTTTCAGAATGTCACCAACTGGCCTAGACTTTAGTCATCAAACTGTAGATACAATTTTACAGTCTGCAATAGCAGGATTAACTAGAAAACAAAAAGACTTATTAGATAAAAAAATTAGGACTGAATCTGTTGATTCAGAAACCGGCAAGGCAGTAAATACCAAGTGGCAAGGTATAGATTCAGAGAACCCATTAAAAGGAACGACAGGTGCTGAAAGAAAAGAAATATCAAGAATTATTGATGTTAACTTTAGAGCTAATTCAGGTATCTACACCAAAGGTCAAGACAATGGTGTTATATCATGGACAAAAGCTAGAGTTGCAAACACAGACCGCAACCAATTAAACAAACAAGAAGGCACGATATACAATATTGGTCAAACTAGAATTAATGAAGGTATTTTGCTTGGCAAGGATAAGAGTGGTCATTTAAGCTACGATACAGCCATGCCGGGAGTGGGATTAGGTAGAACAGCTCATGATATTCATATAACTGATTTACTGGATATGACAGCCACCGGTGGTCAACGAGCAGGACAGAAAATTACAAGAGAAGGGTTACTACCAAACGAGACTAGACAAATTAATACATCAGACATTAAAGGGATAATAACCCATGGATTGTTGATGGACATGGAAAAGCGTGGCATATTCGATTAATATGATATATACTATTGTTAAATTAGACAGGAGCAGGTAATGGCAGATTTTGGTGCAGAAAAAGTAAAGTTGATGATTGCAGAGCTTTTAGGACAAATTCCAAGTGGTGCGTCTTTCGGTCACACAGGAGGAAAAGTGGCTGAGGGAGTAATGAGCCTATTAGATACTAATCGAAATAAAGAAGTAGAGAAAGGGAGATTGAGGTCTCTGATGCAGACTGACCCTGCTGATACCAATGATTTCTTAGAAACGGATTTTTCAAAGAAATTAGCGATGAGTGATTTGGATAAGTACCAAACGGATGCTTCAAAGTTATTATTGCATAAAGCTGTAGCCGCAGGCTTAACACCGGGAACACCTGCTTTCACAGATTTTATGATGAACAATTCTAGCGAATCGTATGACTCAGGAATTAATAGAGGTATTTCAACACCGGCTGAAAGAGAATTTTTGATGAAACTGTTTAGTGGTGGAGGAGCGCATAATCCATATAAATCACCTTTTACGGAAAAAGTTAACATGATGGAAAACTTAGGCTTTAGTAGTGGAGATAATTCAACCTATGTTAGACACTTAGATGGATTCATGCCGGCAGAGAGAGAAAGTATGAGTGATGTTATGGGCCGATTGTCTAGGCATGAGCAAGAAAGAGTTAAATACTTATTGCAGAATATGACACCTGAACAACAGGAAACATTCCTTAATGGG